CCGTGTGGAGGAAGTATCGTGGCTAACAGTCCTGTGCCTGATCAGAGTGATGATTTTATCAAGTCGGGTATGGTGCTAATAACCGACCCACGGAGTGATAAATATCTTCATAAGGTGAAGAAGAATATTCAACCACCTGTGAGACCAAAGAAAAAAGAGGGTTAAATGCCTGCTTACAGATTCAGATCAGATCAGTACGTCAGTAGAGGATTCAAGGATTTAGCAATTTCCTTCAATGCCAATCCATCTACTGACGATTTTGGTGCTGTAAAGAATGAAAGAGCGATCAACCAATCTGTAAGAAATTTGTTATTGACTATTTTAGGTGAAAGACCTTTTCAACCCAACATTGGAAGTCGGGTTAAGGGTCTTCTTTTTGAGCCATGGGATCCATTTGCTAAGGATGCGATCAAGACTGAGATAGAAGATTGTCTTACTCGCCTTGAGCCGCGAATTACTGTCGAAGATGTACGCATCGATGACAACAGTGACCTCAATGAAATTCAAGTTGAGCTTGAATACAAGATTACTGGAGAAAACATAACCCAAGAAGTAACATTCCTCTTAGAGAAGACCTGAAATGGCTGCTATCCCTTCACAACTAACATCTCTAGACTTCTTTGAGATTAAAGAGTCTATCAAATCCTACCTCAGAACGCGTAAAGAGTTTACTGACTACGACTTTGAGGGTAGTGCCGCGTCATATCTTATTGATATTCTCGCTTATAACACATATTATACGGCATTCAACGCTAACATGGCGCTGAATGAGTCGTTTCTAGAGACTGCTACGGTCAGAGACAACATTGTCCGCATCGCTAAGCAGTTAAATTACACCCCTAGGTCAATTAAAGCGCCCAGAGCGTGTGTAACTATCCGTGTCCAGACACAACAGTCGCTGAATGGCACAACATTTCCCGAATTCTGCACACTGTCTGCAGGAGATGTGTTTGTTGCCCGTAACTTTAATGACACTTACACCTTCTGTGTGACTCGTGACCTCCAAACTGTCGTAGATCCCGCAACTGGTATTGCGGTGTTTGACCCTGTGTTGGTTTATCAGGGCAACTTACTTAAGTTTAACTACACAGTTGACTATACTAAGAGACAAGACTATATTATCCCCGCTGAAAACGTAGACACAGACTTGGTTTACGTCGATATCTCTCCTAATGCACAATCGCAAGAGATTGACACCTACAACCTCGCTGCAAACGTAACTACTCTCAACAGCACCTCTCGTGTTTACTACCTTGAGGAGTCTGATGACCTTAGATACCGTCTAGTCTTCGGTGATGGCGTCCTTGGGCGTAAACTGATCGATGGTGAATTCATCAGACTGTCCTATGTGACCACTTTTGGTGAAGAAGCAAACGGTTGTAAGGATTTTGCCTTCATCGGCACTATTAGAGACAGTGATCAACGCGCAATCGCACCTGCAAACATCGCAGTTACTACTAGAGAGTCTGCTGCAGACGGTGAGCAGCGTGAAAGTGCGCTATCTATCAAGTTTAGAGCGCCAAGAGCATTCTCTACTCAAAACAGAGCGGTTACCGAGGCAGACTATGAGCATATCGTCTCAGAGATCTATCCTCAGGCAGCATCTGTGACCGCATATGGTGGTGAGAAACTTACTCCACCCATTTACGGTAAAGTCTATGTTGCTATCCGCCCAAAAACGGGTAACAAACTGAATGAGACGACAAAAGCAAAGATCAAGAATGATCTGAAGCGTTATACGGTGGCATCTATCGATCCTGTGATCATTGATCCTACTATCTACTACATTATTCCCAAATCTTACGTTTACTACGACGGCAATAACACTAATAAGAGTGGTGCTCAACTCGGAAGTGACGTTCTTCGCAATATTGACCAATTTAACAAGAATGGTCAAAACAATCGTTTCGGTGGTCGCATCGATACATCCAAATATAACGCAATGGTCGATAATAGCGACCCTGCAATCTCTGGCACCGTTACTCAGATGACCGTTGGTCAAAATCTTGACCAATTTGAGTTTGGTAGTGTCTTTACTCAGTGTCTAGACTTCGGTAACCCACTTTATAACCCTGGTAACTACGCTGGTAGTCCAGATGGCAGTGGTAGTGAGTGCTCTACTGATGCAGACTGCCCAGAGGGTCAAGTTTGCGTTGATGGTAGGTGTGTTGACGACGGTACTGGCGGTGGAGACAAAGGAACTTGTGCTCCTTCCTTCTCGGTGGTCAAATCTGGCACATTCTATGCAACTGGTTACTCTGAAGACCTTCTTAACCTCACTGCTGCAGGTGGTGGCGCAAGTACAGTCAGTCCTGTCGTCTCTAGTCAGTCAATCACTGGAGAAAATCAGGTATTGGTGCCTGTAAACATCAGAGATGACGGAAAAGGAAATCTTATCCTCGTTACCAAAAGAGACGAGGTAGAAGTTGTGTTAAATAATGCTGTTGGTAGTGTTGACTACGAAAAAGGTCAAGTTTGCGTCGGTCCTTTGGCAATCCAGGGCACTCCCGATGATACAAATCGCCTTCCCATTCAAGTCTTGCCATTTGGCGGGTCAATCAAGATTCCACCTGGCGTTGACCCCACATTGTTTGATGTTAATGTCTTCCCAATCGACTTTAAGACCAACGATATTGATGTCCCATCGTTTGACCCCAACAACTTTGGCGGTTACAACTTCGGTGACCCAAGCGGGATAAATATCATTGATTATCCCACGGATAACTTCGTATATCCAGTAGATACCTCCTGTTTCTGAGATAGATGCCACACAAGAATATTTCCATTTCGGATAGAGTTGAAAATCAACTCCCAGAGTTTATCAGGGAGGAAGATCGACAATTTGTTGACTTTCTCTTCCAATACTACAAGTCTCAAGAGAAAACAGGTCGTCCTTACGACATTCTGAATAATCTTCTAGGTTATTTGGATCTTGACAGTTATACTTCTGACGAATTGTCAAGAGATACGCTTCTGCTGAGTGATATTGGACTGTACGACAAAACTATCAGAATTGAGTCCATTGATGGTTTCAAAGAGACCAATGGATCGATAATGATCGATAATGAGGTTATTTACTACGAGTCTGTGACTCGTGGTCCTGATGCCATCATTACTCCAGGCGTTTCTCCTGATCAATTCGATAAAAAGAAACAACAACTCGAAAATCCCTTCAATTTGTTTGATGGGACTAGAAATAAATTCCCTCTCAACTTTTTAGGCACTCCTGTAAATCCCCCTTCAGCAGATCACCTTATTGTTGTTGTATATAACGAAATGTTGGTGCCTGGCACCGATTATTTCCTTGAAGGCGATGAAATTCGCTTTGCTGTTCCTCCTCGCGAAAGATCTGGTGCTGACGACTCTGCATTCACTCAAATTGTGTATTTGGTTGGGTATGCCGATCAAACGATCGTCACAACTGATGCCGTGTCCTGGGAAGAATATCAAGGAAAGAAAGAATATCCTCTCAGAGTAAATACCCGCCCATATACTCCAACTTCAGCAATCGGTCTGATTGTCAAGAAGAATAATCGTCAACTTGAGGCATATACTGATTATACAGTATTTGAAGATCAAGTTGTCTTCAGATTCCCACTGGGTGCCGCTGATGACATCCATATTCGCTCTGTTGAGTATATTGCTCCTGCTTTTGGATCTGGTGCATCTGCGGTTGTTTCTGTTGATGCAAATGGTCAAGTTGACCGCCTAATTCCTAAAACTGGTGGTAGTGGTTACAGACTTGACTTTGAGCCTAAAGTTACTATCCAACACAATGAAGGTAAGGGTGCAACTGCCAAAACATTGGTCAGTGGTATCAAAGATATTAACCTAATTGATGGTGGACAGGGTTACACATCATATAACCCTCCAATCGCTATTGTAGGCGCTCCTACAGGTGGCACACTGGCAAAAGTCGCTCTGACTGTAGATGACGAATCTGGTCAGGTCGATAGTCTGACTATTATGAATTCTGGTAGTGGATATGACTTTATCCCTGCTATTTCGTTTGTTAATCCTGGCGGTTGTAAAATTGGACAACCTACGATTGATAGTGAAGGTCGTGTAAACATCGATAGTATCGAAGTCTTAGATTTCGGTCTCAACTATAGTAATCCCCCTATTGTTTATCTGGATCCTGCACCTGAAGGCGGTATCAACGCTCAGGCAATTTCTAGAATCAACCAAGACGGTCAAGTCTACGAGATCGTTATTACAAATAGAGGTAGGGGTTATGCCACTCCTCCTAGAGCAAGGATTATTCAACCTATCGGTGCTCAGGTACTTGACGTTACTGTTGCATCTGGCGCTGTTACCAACATTGAGATGTTGACTGGTGGTAGAGGTTATACCGATGCTCCTTCTGTCTACATTGTTGATGATAGAAAGGATCCCTATGGTGTGCCTATTGGTGGCACGGGTGCAACTGCTGCTGCTACTATCTTTAACGGCGAAATCACCGATATCAACATTACCAACTTCGGTACTGGATATTCTGAGACAGAGCCTCCTAAGATTTACATCGCTGAGCCTAAAGCAGCAAGAGCATCTGTTGCTGTTGGTTTCAATGAGCTGACTGGTTATGAAATCATCGAAGCAGGATCTGGTTACTCTCCTTCTGCATTCCTTGAATGTAGTCGTGGTGTGTCTGGTGCTGTTGGATACGACAATCTCCACAATGAAATCTATGCTGGCGAAGCAGTATTGCGTCAGTCTACTCACCTTGGAGCATCTACAGTTATTAACCTAGACTCTCTGTTTATTAGAGAGGTCTTTGATAAGTTTAGAAGACAATATCTTCCCACTATTGAGATTGATTATTCTTCAATCAATCCAGTCCAAGTTATTAAAAGCATCAGTGACTTCTACATCAGTAAAGGCACTGAGCTCTCCACACAGTATCTGTTTAAGATCATGTTTGGTGAGCAGGTGGATATCTACTATCCTAGAGATGAGATTATCTCACCATCTGCCGCAACATGGGTTGTTGACACTGTGCTGCGTGCTGAGTTAATTTCAGGTGACCCTAGTAACCTTATTGACTCTCAACTTATTCAATATGCTGATGAGGTTGACCTTAGTGTTAAGGCAGCAAACGCTCTGATTGAAAACGTCATTACCATCATCGAAGGTAAGGACACTATCTACGAATTGGCAATCTCTGAAGAGACGCTAAGTGGTAGTTTTATTATTCCCTATAAGACGACTCTAGTTGAGCCTTTGTCTACAGAGGGTCAAATTATTACCGTTGACTCCACGATTGGATGGCCAGAAAGAAACGGCACCATTCGTATCAATGATCAAGAGCAAGTACAGTATAAAGAGAAATCCCTTAACCAGTTTATCGAATGCACCAGATCTAAGAATGGTGTTGTAGAGGACTGGGATCCTGGCACGATTATCTTCTCTGATATTTTTGTATATACCAATAGAGGCACTCCTACTGAGTGTAAACTTAGAGTGCTTGGTATTGCAGAAGCAGGCACAACCGTCCTGAATGACACTGGATCTTACTATCTGCAAGGTGACAAACTTAAGGTTGCTAAACTCGGATCTTCCGCTGAAGATGAGAAACTGTCTTCTTGGTTGTATAACGTTAAAAAACTAATTCAGGTTACTAGCGTTACTCCTGGTGGTGTTAACAACCAGACTGCTACTGTTGTTTGTGACAACCCTCACGGTCTTCTGGTGTCTGATCAGGTGACGATTTATGGTGCTAACCCTGTTGTATTCAACGGCACCTTTACCGTCACTTCTCGTATTGATGAATTCCAATTTACATATCAGATCAATACACCCACAGAGATCATTCCTGAAGGTAACATTCTTCTCTCTGTGGACCTTAACAGAGGTAAGTCGAATGTCGATTCCATCAACAACGTTGTTAGTGAGTTTACAACAAATATCCAAAACTCCTTCTTTAATGATGAGCACGTTTATGTTGCTTCCTCTGGTCTACCCAATTATAAGGTTGGTCCTTTCACTGGGTCGGCGCTGATTCCTGGTAACCAGCGTAAACTGCTTAGATTCCCAAGACTTGTCCAAACTATCTCTGAGCGTCAGGATATCTCTGCTAACAGCTCGATTGGTGCTTGGGTGAATGGTGTGTCTATCTGGGCATACAAGTCTGGTGACTTTGTTAGATTTGGTCCTCTGACTGGCATTACTGTTAATAATAATGGTCAGCAATATGATGCAGGATCTAAACCTGCTCTCGAAATTACTGGTGGCGGTGGTACAGGTGCTGCTGGTGAAGTTGTTGTTAATGGTAGTCTGACTTCCTTTGATGTTACTGAGCAAGGTAGCGGATATACAGAATCTCCTCTGGTCTCCATCGTTGGCGGTGGTGGTATCGGAGCAACCGCACAAGCTGTCGTAACTGGTGGTCGCGTCACCAGAATTCTGGTTGAGCAACCAGGATCAGGATATACTTCACAACCTAGCGTTTCTATTACTGGTGGTGGAGGTACAGGTGCAACAGCAAATGCAAACGTCCGTGGTCCTATTCAGAGCGTTACTCTGACATCTGGTGGATCTGGATATACTTCTCTACCTGCAATTAGAGTTAACTCTGGTGAAGGTGCTTTGGCACAACCTATTGTTATCAATGGTCGTATTGTTTCTATTGCTATCATTAACTCTGGTAGTGGTTATACCACTGCACCTGAGATTATTATCAATGGTGATGGTTTCGGTGCTATCGCAAGAGCAGTTATTGGCACTGTTGGTGAAGATAAAGGTAGAGTCCTTAGTGTTGAGATCACAAACAGAGGTATTGGATATACTCAAGGTCTTACCACTGTTAGACTTGAGTCTGTCGGTGATTTTGCTGAATTTTCTCCTCAAGTGTTTGAGTGGAATAGAAACCTTCAATATGATCTTGTCAATAAGTATGACGGAGCAAGAGGATATGTCTTTACTGGTCTGAATAACCAGTTTGGTGGTGAGTATGCTCACCTTAGCGATCCTAAAGAGCTTCGTTATGTGGTTGGCGATAACGTCTTCCTTAATCCTGTTACACAGCAATTCCAAGAAGTTGCATCTAACTTTGAGCACTCTCCTATCCTGGGTTGGGCTTTCGATGGTAACCCAATCTATGGTCCCTATGGTTACATTGACCCAACTGACCAAAATAGCGGAATTAGAAGACTTCGCACGTCCTATAAGTTAAAGGATAACGTTGTCTTTGACGCTGCAACTAATCCAAATCCTGCTCGTGTTGATGGACCTGAGTTGTCCACATATCCTGCTGGATCGTTTGTTGCTGACTATGAATATGACTTCCAGTCTGGTGATCTGGATAATTACAACGGTCGTTTCTGTAAGACACCACAATTCCCTGATGGCACCTATGCATACTTTATTACTATTGATGCATCGGAAGCAGGTGTTGCTGAATTCCCATATATCCTCGGTCCTCAGTTTAACTCACTGCCTGATCCTTGGAACTTTACTCAGGGTGCAACCCAAGAAAACATTCCCCAAAACGTTGTAAGATATAGAGATCCTTACGTTAATGTTGACATTGATGTTGATCGTCAACCTAACCAAGAAGCAGATGTCTTGACAACTGAGATCGAAGGATATCCCATTATCTTTGAGATCCAGGACAGTAACAACGACGGAATCATTGATGCTAACGAGCAGCAAGAAATCCTTGAGATGTCTGAAGAGGCAACTCTACAAATTTACGATTACTTCCCTCAGGTCTCTGAAGAGTCCAGAGTGGACATTGAAGTTGAAACAACTACTCAGTTTGAAGATGCTCAAATTGATGGTTTCGTTATTGAAAACCCAGGTGAGTCCTATCAGGTTGATGACACCATCTTCTTTGACAATGAAGATACTGGTGGTTTCGGTGCTTCTGCACTTATCGAATCTGTTAAAGGTCAGAAGATTACCTCTTATTCTAAGGAGATCATCGGTGATCGTCCTTATGGTGTAATTACTACTCAAGAAAATCACGACCTTCGTCAACAAGATGAGTTGATCCTCAACTCTTCACCTGTTATTGACAATACCAACAAAAACTTCAAAGTTAAAGTTGTTTCTGGTATTGAGCGTATCAATGTCCTTCAAAATGGCGTTGGTTACAATGAAGATATTCCTCCCACCTTTGAGTTGATTACTGCCGCTGGTCAAGATGGCAAGCTTGAAATTGTACTTGAAAATACTGGTCAAATTAACAAAGTTAACATTATCAACTCTGGTAATGGTTACGATCCTGATGCACCTCCACAGATTCGTGTCTCCCACCCTCAGCAGTTTAAGAAGACTCGCTATTGGTTGACCGAATATATGGAAGCAACTGGTGTTATTGAAGTCAATGATATCAAAGTTACTTCTCAGCGTTTTACATATATCTGCGGTAAGATCACTGAAGCAGATGGTGATGAGTCTGGTTTCCTTGCTAAGTTTGATGACTTGGGTCAGAGAATTTGGGAGAGGACTCTCATTCCTATCAATGCCAACCAGAAGAGAGCTGAATTCCTCAAGATGGTGGTCAATGATGCTCCAGAAAACGACCTCATATATGTTACAGGCCAAACTAAAAACCCTGACAATGATACATTTAATCCCGATATCTGGTTGGGACTTTATGAGTCTGGATTCAACAACGCAAACGATCCTGACGGTATTCTGAAGTGGCAGAGAGCAATCGCTGGTATCTCTGGTAGCACCAGAAGAGATTATGTGACTTCTATCGCTCTGGACCAAGAGCAACGTATCTATCTTTGCGGTTACACCGATACTAACTCTGTTGATCCCGATGATATGTGGATCATCCAGTGTGGTATTGAAGGTGATCTGGTTGAGAAGCGTAAGGTTGCATCTCAGGATGATTCTGAGAAGATGCATCAGATCATGATGATCTCCGATGACAGATTCTTCTTTGTTGGCGTTAATGACAATAATGATGACTTGATCTTCGGTGAATTCTTCTACGATGGTGCAAACCTTGAGATGGATTGGATCAAGCAGGTGCCTACAGTGGGTGGACGTGTTGTCAACCCAAGAATGATCAAAGATGACTATGATTCAATCATTGTTATCTGGGATGTCTTTAACTCAGCAGCATCTAAGTACGATAAGATTCAAGTCAACAAATTCCTGCTTTCTACTGCAGATACAAACTGGGATTGGAGTAAGACAGTCACAACTGCTGGCGATTTCCTCGAAATGCATCATGCTGGCATTTCTTATGATCAGTGGGGTAACTATACTCTTGTTTCTGACGTTATTGAGTCTCAGAATCAGAGATATGCAGTTGTCTCCTACATGAAGTATGACGGCACTCTGTTGCAGCAAACTAAGATTGATGATACTGCTAGTATTGGTTTCCAGGCATCTGATCATGCTCTGGACAACTCTGGCGACACTATTATTGCTGTTAACCGTCAGCAGTCTGATCAACTCGTCTCTTGGAGAATGGGTAATGCTGCAAATCCTGTAGAAGATACTACTAAGCAGCAACTTGGCACCTACAACTACTTTAATCAGTCAGAAAATTCTTTCGATGCCGCTGTCTATAAATTTGGCACTGGATCTCTGAAGTTTAACGACGTTGCACCTATCACTATTGCTGATTTGGGTCTGAGTCCTGTTGAGTGGAGTGGCAGAATGTGGATGTCTATGCAGACTGCTGCATGGAATACTGCTCATGAGCCTACCCTGCTGCATGTTAACGATGCAACTAATACCAACTCAATCACTGCAACTATTCAAGGTGATAACACCGATCCTGACTATCAGAAGGTTATCCTTTACTTGAATAACACTAAGGTTGCTTCTTCTGTTGCTGCAACTAACTGGGATGCCTTTGCTGCTGGTGCATGGGTCCACGTTACTGTCCAGAAACGTCAAGAGTCTCTGGGTCTGTATCGTTATGAGGTATTCATTGGTGGTAATCAGCAAGTCAGCTATCAGAGTACTACTGACGTTGCTCTTGATGACGTTGTTATCTGTGGTCCTTCCAGTCCTCCAAACGCAAGCAATTCTTTCCGTGGTAACATCGACGATTTTGTGCTCGATGATCTTGCACCTTATCCTGGCACTTCTTACACCGTGCCTACTGGTGAGCTCGCAATTTCCACATCTAATTCTGACATTGCACTGATCAAGTTTGACAGAGCACATACTCAGCGTGGATCTTATACACTGACTGGTCTTAATAAGCATAGCACCATTGAATTTACCGATCATGTAATCGGTATGACTTGGAGTAATGTTTCTCCTGGTGCAATTTCTGTATGGAATGAGGGTCCTGGTGGTCTGCAGATTCTGGATATGTCCCAGACTTTCTCCACGATGATTCCTGGTACATATACACTATCTTCAGTATATGATCAGTATGCATCTAAGACTTCTACCATTCCTTCACCTCGTGGTAAGAGACTGATTATCTCTGCTTCTGTTATCCCCAAATTCTATATCAGAGACGCTCTGTATCAGAAGATTGATAACGTCCAAGAGTTGACAATGAATCAACCCGTTAAGCTAACTCAGTATTCTATACTGCAGCAGTTTAACAACATTGGCACTACCACTGCTTTTGCAACTATTACAGAGGTGCCTGAAGGCACTCTGCAGAATCCTGGTGTTGGCACCAAGTATAGGATTGGTAAGATCTTCGGTACATTCAATACTACCGATAGATTACGCACTACAACTCCTGGTGGAGACATCAACCAGATTGAAGGCACCTACTTCGATACTATTGAAGAAGAGTCTCCTTGGCAGGCAGCAACTGCATATGCACAAGGTGATCGTGTCTACAACCAAAAGAGAATCTATGAAGCACAGGGTGCTGGCACATCTGGCACCATTGCACCTCAGCATAACACTGGTGTTGTTTCTGATGGCGTTATCAACTGGGCATTTATTGACGATGCAGGTAAGTTTACTGTTGACCTGACTGAGCATCCCTATCCTAGACCTCAATATACTGGTCTGGATATGCCTGAGTGGTTGCCACATCGTCTATATGCCGTTGGTCAGCGTGTATGGTATAAACTCAACGTCTATGAGGTTGCAGCTGGCGGTGGTGGTGTTACTACAACTACTCCTCCTACTCATACCACAGGTGACGTTTCTGACGGTCAGGTTACTTGGAGTCATATTGCAACTTCCGAGGCAATCAGTCTTTATACCCGTCTAATGGGTTATGATCAAGGTAATAACTACAGCGTTGAGATTTTAGAAGTCCATCCTGGATCTAACTTCATTCCTAATGACGTTGTTAGTATCAATACTAATAATATCACTCTGGCAGAAGATGAGAAGTCTGTTGAGATTTCTGGATTTGCATCTGTCAAAAAGATTCGTGTTACAGCACGTCTAGAGAAAGATATTATCCTTACTGGTAGTGTCAGGACTGACAAGGTATATTGCACATCCAATACTCCTCACTTCTATAAAGCAAACGATATCCTCTTTACAGATGGATTCTCTGGTAACCAATTCAACGGATCTTTCTTCGTTGATGACGTTATTGGGTCTAGAGAGTTTACATTTGGTATTAGAGCAAATGCAGTGTCCGAACCTGCTTTTGTAAACAATGGAATCCAGAATGTAAACATCTACGCCAAGCATCCTACCCTTCTGTTTACTAGGAATCACCAGTATAACTTCGAGCTTAGCGATCCTTCTAACTTCGGTTATTATCTGTCCTTCTCTCAAGATAACCAGTATAAACTGGAGTATTCATTCAACAATACTGTTAGAGAGGGCACCCCTGGTATCGCAGGTGCTGGTGCATCATCACCATTTGTCAAATTCTTGGTCTTGGGTGATGTTACAAACATTTCTTACTACTTCGATCCTTCTAGGACGGGAGATGATTCTCCAGTTGGTGAAGGTTCGTATATCGACGTTATTACGACTCCTTATCAAGGTAGATTTAGCATTAGTGAGATTGTAAGTGATACCGAATTCAAATTCCCACTTAATAGAGAGCCTGAGCGTAATAACGCTGAGATTGGATCTGATGATCAAGGGAATGAGTATTCATTCTACTCTACGACCTCTAAGAGAGCAGTTGGTCCTATTAACACGATCAAACTTGTTTCTCCTGGTGGATTCTACAAGAAACTACCTATTATCTCCGATA